GTGCGCAGAGCCCCGGAATTGCGATCGCCACACAAAAACCTAATGTCTACGCCATTTTACCACGTTTGCCTACATTTCCGCATAGTGTAGAGATAAATCAGCAACGGAATAGTTAAATCAAGAACGGAATTCCGTTGTCTACGGACAGAATTGCGCCACCGATCGCAGGGAACGGCGCCATTCTCGCGCCACACTGTCTGATAATTCGCTCAGGCGGTCCGAAGAATGAGGCGCCTATCGGACACCTCCACTGGTGATCGCCTCCCTACGGGCGACCTGGGACGTCTGGCGGGTATCTGCGAGCACCCTTGGAACCTCGGGAAGAGTGCTCAGCGGTACTCGTAAGGGCCGGTGTAGCAGCCCTTAACCCGGATAAGGGCCGGTCTATTGGCCTTTCAGTGCGTCGTCCAGCCGTCCGGGTGGGAATCGGCTTCGAGTAGAATCTCGTGGCCGAGCACGGTGATTCGGATCGAGGTCGTCGTCTCTGGGATCCGTTCTTTGGTACCAGAGACGACGAGGGCGCCGTTCATCAGCGTGCCGCGGAGCCATGCGTCGGGCACGTGCAAGGTGAACTCGGCCGGCAGGTTCGGGTCGAGGAGATCTTCGAGTTCGTCGAGGTTGGCGTTCTGCACGACTACGGAGTGACGGCGAGCAGTTCGTTGCACTCGTCGAGCATCGCCGCGAACTGGGTTCGCTGGACGATCAACTGCGACCGGGCGGACGGTGTCAGCGTCGGGTCACTGAGCTGTTCGGAGAGTGCTCGGATCGCAGTTTGGATCGCGGTCTGACGCTTCGTGAGTTGATTCCGGTTCATCACTCTGCACCCAGCTTTCCAAGCTCCAAGCCGATCAGACGATCGAACGTGGTTTGAAATTTGATCTGTGCTCCCTGAAAAACATAGTCCGCGAACCCGGCGTCTTGGAAGACGTCGGTCACGCGGGTCGAGTAAAGCTCGGAAATCGGGAGTCTTGACTTCCCCTCGCGCTCGAACACTCCCTCGTGTCCGCTTGCCATCGTGGCCACGAACGCCGACTTGATCAGCGTGCGCTTGCTGACGTTGATCCCGACGCTGACACCCTTGGCAGTCTGCCGGTGGGGGAACTCTGCGAGGGGAACGGGTGCGCCGCTGACATTGAGCTTCCACTCGAGCCCCTCGATGTCGCGCGCCCGCGACGGGTACTCGAGGGTCATCGCGCGATTCAGAGTGGAAGCCTTGAAGCGCTTCCTCTGCCTGATGAGACGGTTCGACCCGGTGCGAAGGAATCGGACTGCGTCAGAACCCGACGCGCGGAGCACCCGGAACAGCGCACCGGGTACCCCGCGCAGGCGGGCGATATCTGCGGGATCGAACTCGACTGAAAGACCACCGGACATGGGTCGAGGGTATCAGGAATCGAAGCCTATTGAAGGCATTAGGTGCTTCTCTTTCGTGTCTTGTTGTATTTACTAGCGTGACGTTCACAGTAGATTGTGCTCGTCGCCGCAAGAGGGTCCGCGCAACTCGTGCAACGTTGAGAAGCCTTGAGCCGTTGGCGTCTTGCTCGTGCTCTGTCCGCTCTTATTTGGTTCCAACTTCGTGTATCCACCGCGCGCTCTTCGACGACTGGTTGGTCCAGCAGGCCGCGGTCTTTAGCTTCTAGAGCGAGAGGGAGCAGATTTTGAACGGCTTTGGAATTACCGAATTGAATTTGTCTGTTAAATACATCGATCTCGCGCATGAGCCGTGTATCGGGCCACAACTCGGGGCTTTTGCGAAGGTCTTGCCTTTGCTTCAAATCGACAGTCGAGTTGATCTTCCCATTCGGGTCAATCAAAGGTCTACCTGATAAAGGGTGACCACCCGGACTCGACCCGTACACATTGATCGCAATTCCAGGGAAAAAATCATTTTCTAATTCGAACACACTTAAGTGACTTTCTTGATCAGAATGTTTGCGAAGTTTTTTGGGACGCGGTCCGTACTTGGCGAGGTTTTCTTTATGGCGGGTTGAGTGGTAGTGTTTGAGGTAGTGTTTTTGGCAATAGCCTCTAGCTTTGTGAGGTAGCACGCAATTTTCCATCTGACAGAGTTTCACGCCGAAACCCTCTCTTTCGCCGGGTCCCGTTCGCGCCGGTAATCCACTCCGAACATCTGCGCCGGCGGGAAATAGTCCGGACAGAGGTGTCGCCAGTACGGCGGTTGCTCGTGCGACCTCGACGCGATGGGTCTGCCGGCCTGACGTTCTGCCTTGCGTCGTTTGTACGCCGACTGAGGGTTACTCATCGTCAGCCTCAGCCGCGGCTTCGAGGTCGTCGATTCGCGATTCGAGTTCAAGGAACTGGTCGCAGTGACCTGCGACGTCGTCGTCGGTTTCGTCGAGGTCGTCGCGGTACTCGAGCGCTTGGGCAATCAGGAGGTCCAAGGCTTGGTTGATCCACAGGTTGGCGCCTTCTAGATTTCTCCGGCTTCGTAAAACCACGCGCAGGTCTTTCAGTTCGTTCAACCGCTTCTCTTCGATTTCTCTGTCAGTGCTCAAGGGTTCCTCGGGGGTGGACGAAACAGAATCAGAATTGCGAGCACGCACAGGGCTGCGAACGTGTTCACGATCAACGGTGGCCATTGGAACGGTTCGACGATCACGACCGTTCCTCGTCGGGTGGAACCTCGGTGAGGTGCATCGACGCGTATTCGAGTTCGGCTGTGTAGAGCAGGAGGGCCGCTTGCTTCGGGAGCACCTCCCAGAAATCTTCGCGGTTGTAATCGTGCTCTTCGATTAGAGCAGCGATGATCGTCGCGAGCGCTTGCTGTGAGGAATCCATCAGCGCCACCACGGCGATCCACCGATCCAGGCGGAAGGAACGTCGGACCAAGTGCGGTACTCGTCACCGGTGCGCACGACCTGTGCACCGGGTTCGGACCATGATCCGCCGTCGAACACGCGCCCGTGAGAGTCCACGAGAACGCGTCGAGCGCAGCTAGTCTCCAGTGCCAAGTAAGCTTTCTGAACAGTCTTCATAGGCGTGCATCTCCGGGTGTTCGGCTTTGTGTTTGACGAATTCCCGCCGAAAGGCATCCGTCAGTGCGTCATCCATTTCCGCAAGCCGTTGGAGGGCCGGCGGAAGCTTCTTCAGTTTCTTGAACTCTCGGACTAGGTCGTCACGGACGAGGTCACGGGCGAACCGATGCTGTAGGAGTTCAGTGATCATAGTTGTGTCGATCTGGGAATCGGGAGTCATGTGTCATCCCGTGATGGTGAACTTCGAAAGGAGGTCGTGCCCGAGGATCGTGATGTCGATCGTCGCCATGATCGAGGTGTCCGCGAAATGCGTGTCGAGCAGTCGCCAGTAGCAATTTGATGGGTCGATCGACTCCCACACCTTGAAACTGTCCTCGGAAGCGGTAACCAGGCGCCGCGGTACCCGCTGGCTTGCGACCACTGCACCGTGCGCGGTCACGTCAGAGATCGAGTGCTCAGCCATTGATCAGCTCCCCCAGTTCGTGCTGCGCCTTCGCCTCAGCTCCGAAGAGCACGGCGAGGCCGTGGAACAAGGCCTGCGCCTCGACGAACTGCTCGAGGTCGCGGTGAGCACACAGCCGTCGAGTGGTCTTCAGGATCTCTTCCTTGATCGCGAGAACCTTCATCCACTGTGCGAACTGTTCGTCTTGGGTGGAGCTACGAGCGGGAACATTGTCGAGTGCGGCTGTCAGAGCTGCGTTCTTAGCGGCTGAGTCCATGTGTGTTCTCCTCGCAATTATTAATTAGCACGGTGCGTGCCAGAATCGCAAATCGGGAATCGGGAATCAGAACGGGGTGTGGGGTTTGTCCCACGCGTAAAACGGTTCGCAAGGTGCTACCAAAGTTACGCAGACTCGGGAATCGGGCTTCGCAGTAGGTGCGGGTGTGCCATGTGATTTAGCCCGGATGGGAATCGGGAATCGGTGGCACGACGCATGCTAACTATTAATTGCATGAGCCGACGACCCGACCAGAACTTCGCAGGTGACAGCGAGTGCGCCCTAGGAATGGTTCACTGTAACGACGAGTTCTGCACCGGAACGCACGTGTGCCTGAACTGCGGCGGGAAGGGCTGCAAGCAGAAGAAGGTTCGCGCGGACGTCCGGGAACGCCGTGCAGAGCTTCTGAAGTCCCTGTCCGGCGCGGTCGTCATGTCCGATCAGAAAGGTCGGATGGTTCTAGTCGATGTCGAGCGCGGTACTTGCCACGTGATGGAGGAAGCATGAAAACGTCGAAAGCCGGAGCGGTGTGGGGTATGTGGTCGTGGGTTCGCGATGTGCCGAGTCTGGCACTGCAAGCGCGACTGGGCGCGCGATGGTTCGAGGCGGTATCCTGGCAACTGACGATCTGGGCCGAAGGCCTGGACGAGAAACGCGAGGTGCTGAGATGAGCGAGCACACGAAAGAACCTTGGACACTGTCTGCCGCCGAGACGTGTATCTTAGACTCCTCGGGTCGTTCGGTCTGCCGGATGTTCGAGGGGCAGCGAGAGCGAGCCCGCCGCATCGTCGCTTGTGTGAACGCCTGCGCGGGCCTGAGCACGGAGGCGCTGGAGAGCGGGGCGCTCCGGGAGTTGATTGACGCCGTCGAACGAACCCCTGCTGATCTGCTGTTCGGGCCGACGCGGCGCGCCTGGGCCAAGCTGGAGGGCAAATGACCGCGCGCATGAGCGACGAAGAGTTTGAGGCTGCCTGCGCCGCCGGGCCACTGGCTGCATATCTGGAAGCCCGGCGCGCCCGGGCGAGCGAGACCGCATTACTTGCCGAAGTACACGCGGCCGGAGCGCAGTGCGCCGTAGCAGAACGGGAGTTGAACGAGGTTTATAAGGAGCGCGACGCTGCGCAGGTGGCGTTGGTCGCCATTGATGCCAAGCTCGAACACGCCACCTGCTCCAACTCGGTTAATTGGCCAGAATGGAAGGCGATCAAAGACGTTCTCCAGAAAGCGGGCCGGCGATGACCCCCGAGGAACGCAAAGACCGGCGGCTTATCCTCACCTGCGCTGCCATCCTGGCCGTGTGCGTTGGCTTGCTCGTCTACTGGGGCCTGCACCCGGCGCCCATCCCGATTGCTGATCGCCAAACTGGAGGGCAAATGACGATCCCGAAAGCGCTCTATCTGCACGTCGAGGGTCTCCGACGGTGCCTTAAGTCGGCACAGCGAGATGCGGCGCAATTGCGAACGCTGGCCGCGCTATCGAAGCCTTCGGATTACATCGAGCCGCGCGACCGCGAGATCCTCTTGTTGGAAGCACTGGTCGAGCTACTGCCCCGCATCGAGGCCAGCCTATGAACCAACACCGCAAGGATCAACTTCTCGTCGCGGTCTGTGTGACCGCGCTCGTCGGCTCGCTCGGACTCCTGGTCTACTGGTGGTTCATCGACCCGCGACCCGTTCCCATCGGTTTCTACCAGTACCTGTCGGAGGGCAAATGATCGCGCTTGTTCTGTCGCTTCTCTTCTCCGCGCCGACGTTCTGCGACGGCTACCGGCAAGGTTTCGCCGCGGCGTACTGCGCCGGGCACTCTCCGGAATGCCTCCGGACGGCACCGGTGCCCGCGTGCACCGAGCGGCCGGGCACGTTCCAGGACGGCTACGATCAGGGATACACCGAAGGCGAACGTGTTCATCCGGCGCACAACCGGCAGTAGACATCGGCGCTCGTAACTTCGAAAATCACTCAAACCTCAGCAGGAGTTGAACAATGTGGGCACTACTGATCGGCACACTGATCGCGACCGCGCCTGTACCGGTGAAGACCGTTTTCAACGACTACCATCGGAATGAGATCAAGGCCGATCTGAAGTACCGCGACCGTGAGACCTTGATCAAAGGGACCGTTGTTCACATCGGCAGAAACGACAAAGGGAAGGCGTTGCTGATGATCGCTTCGACGTCTCTTCCGGACTGGGTTCTAGTCTGCTTCCCTCAGGACGAATCGAAGATCGCAGCGCTCGATCAGGGAAAAGACGTGATCGCGACGGTGAAAATTGCTCGATTGTTCTTCGAAAAGGATACACACGTACTCAAGCTGTTCGAGTGCAAATTGTAGAAAACGCAATGGCCTAACTATGACCCCCGTGTCATGAATCGGGAATCGTGGTAAGGGTTCCCCATGGGTGGTGCGGGAACTCAGGCGGATTACGCGCGGCACCGTGGGTGCGCGGCGGCGACGGTTTCCCTTCACGTCAAAGCCGGGTGGTTCCCCAAGTCCACCGAGCGGCGACACGGTAAGATCTGGTTCACAGACTTCGCGCTAGCGGATCAGGAATGGGAAGCGCATGCCGACCGTCGGCAGCATCCGGATTATTCTCCGGTCACCGAGTCTGAGGTTTTCGGCGTTGTAGATTCCCCCATCGATAGTGGGGAAACTCCGCTCTTAGACGACACAGATCTACAACAGGATGCCGAACCTCCGCTGCGTCGCGACATGAACCGCGGCGAGTTCCAGGCCGTCTCGGCGTTCTGGCAAGCGAAGCAATCGAAGCTCAACTACCTCCGGGAAGCGAAGGAAGTCGGAGACGTCGCGGACTTCGAATCGTTCTGGGCCAAGACGATCAGCGAGTCCCGCGCGAAGATCCTTGGGATCCCCACTCGATTCAAACAAGCCTGCCCGGAGTTGCTCGCCGGGCAGATGGCCGCACTCAACCAGATTGTCCGCGAGTGCCTCGAGGCTTTGGGTCGTGACGGATGACGAACGCCTAAGGCTGGCGGAGTTCCGCCGGTTCACCGAATGGATCAAACTCTCCCCGTACACGCGCGCGCTCGCCCCTCTGACCTACGCGCAGATGCAACTGAAGTGGGGCCGTCAACGCGCCCACTGGATCCTGATCGAGTCGTGAAAGACTGGGCGCGACCGCAAGACGTCTACTCGAAGGTGCGTGAGCTGTGGAGGCCGCCGCCCGAACTTTCTCTTTCCGAGTGGGCCGATCAGCATTTTTATCTGAGCGCGGAGAACGCGGCAGAACCAGGCCGGTGGAAGACGATCCCGTATCAGAAAGGGATCATGGATGCGATCAGCGACCCCGGGATCGTGCAGGTCACGCTGAAGAAATCCGCTCGCGTCGGCTATACGAAAATGCTCAATGCGACGGTCGGGTACTACATCGATCAGGACCCCGCGACGATCATGGTCGTGCAGCCGACCGTGGACGACGGCAAAGGGTACTCGAAGGAAGAACTCGCGCCGATGTTCCGCGACTGCCCCAAGCTGCACGACATCATTGAAGACGTGCAGGAAGAGTTCGGGATTCGCGATTCGGGCAACACACTACTGCACAAGAAGTTCCCCGGTGGTGTGCTGGACATCATCGGCGCGAACTCCGGCACCGGGTTTCGCCGCAAGTCCCGCCGGGTGGTGCTTTTCGACGAAGTGGACGGCTACCCCCCGAGCGCAGGATCCGAAGGCGATCAGATCAAGCTCGGGATCATGCGGTCTGAGTACTACCACAACCGGAAGATCCTGGCGGGTAGCACTCCCCTACTCGCGCGCACGAGCCGGATTGACGCACTCTTCGAGGCCGGTGATCAGCGTCGGTACTACGTCCCTTGCCCTCACTGCCAGCACTTCGATTACCTCGTGTTTCGTGAACCGGACCCCGAGAAAGAAGAGCACGGGCACTGGATGCACTGGCCGAAGAACCGTCCGAAGGACGCTGCGTTTATCTGCTTCAAGTGCGGTTGCGAGATCGAACACAAGTACAAGCGGGACATGGTCGCCGGGGGCGAATGGCGCGCGGCCGCGCCATTCACCGGTCACGCGTCGTTCCACATCTGGGCGGCGTACAGCTACAGCCCTAACGCATTCTGGGGGCAGATCGCGAGCGAGTTCCTCGACGCGAAGGACAGCGTCGAGAAGCTCAAGACATTTGTGAACACGGTTCTCGGCGAGACATGGTCGGAGAAAGGGGAAGCGCCGGAATGGGAGCGGCTCTATCAGCGGCGCGAGCAGTACCCGATCGGTTCCGTACCCGCGGGCGTGCGCTTCCTTACGTGCGGCGTGGACGTTCAAAAAGACCGGTGGGTCTACGAGGTCGTGGGATGGGGCAACGGAAAAGAGTCGTGGTCGATCGACGCGGGCGTGATTCCCGGCGATACCTCGAATGAAGGCGCGTGGTCGTTGTTGGACGAATTGCTGAACCGCTCTTACGCGGGGGCGCAGATCCGGATGATGGCGGTTGACTCCGGATACAACACTCAGATGGTCTACAACTGGGCGAGGCACCGCGTCGGCCGAGTGATCGCGACCAAGGGCGCCACCGGTGCGGCGCGATCGATCATCGGTGTACCGACCCCGGTAGACGTGACCTACGGAGGCCGAAGGATCCCGCGCGGCGCCAAAGTTTGGATCGTTGGAACGGAGATCGCGAAGTCCGAGCTGTACGGCTGGCTACAACTACAGCCGTCGAATCCTTCGCCGATCGGGTTTTGCCACTTCCCCGAGTACGGCGACGACTACTTCAAGCAACTGACGTCCGAAGTTCTCGTCACGACGGTCACGCGTACGGGATACTCGAAGCTCGAATGGCAACTGAAACCGAACCAAGAAAACCACTACCTCGACTGCCGCATTTTGAACCGAGCGGCATCGGCGCAGCTTGGGATCGACCGCTTGCACAAGCCGATGCCCGAACCCGAGTCGGGCAAACCCCCCACCGACTCCGCGGCAAATCCACCGGTCGCGCCCCAAGCCCCCGCGACTCCTCCGGCCCCCCATGCACCCCGACGTGGCGGGTGGTTATCTGGTAACGACTCCCGATTCGGTGGTAAACCCTGGCTGAGGTGATCGGGTGGCGAACTGGACGCAAACAGACGCGGACGCACTTTCCGCGGCAGTCGCGACAGGTGTTTTGCGCGTTCACTACAGCGGACCGCCTGAACGGGACGTGACCTACGCGTCCCTCGAAGCGATGCGCGCACTGCTCGCCTCAATGAATCAGTATCTCGCGTACACGAACAACCCGGATCCGTTTGTCGGCGCGCAAACTTACCGGTTGATCAAGACGAAAAAAGGCGTGTGATGCCGGCTCCCAAACTGAACTTTCTGGACCGCGTTCTGATGTTCCTCGCGCCGCAGTGGAGCCTGCGCCGCATGCAAGCGCGGCAGTCGCTCGCCTTGGCGCAAGGTCAAAGCGTTCGGCACTACGAAGCGGCTTCACCCGGGCACCGCACGGCCGGATGGTCGCGAACGGCGTCCGCCGCAGACCTCGTGATCCGCGCTGCGATCATTGAAACACGAATGCACGCGCGCGATCTGATTCGAAACAACGGATGGGCGAAGCGCGCGCATCAGGTCGTGGCGAACAACACCGTTGGCTGTGGGATCCGAGCGAAGGCGCAAGGTGTCTCCGGCGCTTCACTCCAAGGCGTCATGGGTCTCTGGAGAGAGTGGGCGGAAACGACCGAGTGCGACGCAAACGGGCTACTGACGTTCTACGGTTTGCAGAAACTCGCGATGAAGGCGATCGTTTCCGACGGCGAAGTTCTGTTCCGAAAGAGAAATCGCAAGCGGCGCGACAACCTTTCGATCCCGGTGCAGATCGAAGTGCTCGAAGCCGATCACCTGGACATCGCGCGCTACGTGCAGACGTCGGACAGTGGTGGACCGATCATCAACGGGATCGAGTTCGATTCACTCATGCGTCGTCGGGCCTACTGGCTGTTCAAGCACCACCCAGGATCCGGGCTGAACTTCCAAGCGTCGGAACGGATTCCCGCCGACGAAGTGATTCACATCTTCTTGCCAGATCGCCCCCAGCAGAACCGCGGGATCAGTTGGATGGCGGCGTCGATCTTGAACATGAAGGACTTCGACGCGTTCGAGGACGCAGAGCTGATGCGCCAGAAGATCGCCGCATGCTTCGCCGCCTTCGTGACCGACCTCGAAGGCGTGGGCACCCCGATCGGGGCAATTGAGGACCGGTCGAAGCCTTTGATCGAGACTCTCGAACCCGGAATCGTCGAAAATCTCCCGGTCGGGAAGCAGGTGACGTTTTCGAACCCGCCCAACGTGGTCAACGAAACGTTCGCGACACGCGCGCTTCGTCGTCTCGCCGCGGGCCTTGGAATCACCTACGAGGATCTGACCGGCGACTACTCACAGGTCAACTTCTCGAGCGCGCGCATGTCGCGGATCTCTCACTGGGCGAATGTCAGCACGTGGCAGGAAGACATGCTGATCCCGATGTTCTGCCGGCCCGTGTGGAAGTGGGCCATGCAACGCGCGGAAGAGGACGGCACCCTACCCGCCGGCCTTATGCCCGGCGTCAGTTGGACGTGTCCACCGATGCCTATGATCGAGCCAGACAAGGAAGGGCTCGCGCTTCAGCGGCTCGTGCGCACGGGGGCGATGACTCACGACGAGATGGTTCGCGAGCGCGGTTACGATCCGGACACACACTGGGATGAGTACGCCGAGGGTCTGAAGAAACTCGACGCGCGCGGGATCAAACTCGACAGCGATCCTCGCTTCCTCACGCAAGCGGGACAGGATCAGCCGCCGGAGCCTTCGCAAACCGAGTCGAAACCGGGCGATACAAAAACACCACCGAAGAAAGTTTGACCGCGACTCCCGATTCCTTGCGTCACTGACATTGCTGTGAAAGGGTTCCCCTCGAATGGCCCTCAAAGTTCAGAGCATTCCTGCACTGTCCCTGCGCGCGGAAGTCTCTTCCGCCAGCGAGGCGGACCGTACGGTCGAAATGACTTTCTCGACTGGCGCGAGCGTTCTTCGCGGCGGGATGTTCGAAGAGCCCTTCTACGAGGATCTCTCCCTTGACCCGAAGCATGTTCGGATGGGTCGCCTCGCTTCTGGCAAGGCCCCTTTTCTGGCGAATCACGATGGCAGCAACCTTGATTCTGTCATGGGCGTTATTGAGTCCGCCCGCCTGGAGTCAGGAAACGGTGTGGCCAAGGTTCGCTTCGCGAAGGCCGAAGATGATCCGGCGGCTGATCGAGTCTTCCGGAAGGTAAAAGACGGGATCATCCGGAACGTGTCAGTCGGCTATCGCGTCTACCGGTTTGAGAAGGTGGGCGAGCAAGGCGGCTATCCGGTGATGCGCGCTGTGGACTGGGAGCCCTACGAGGTTTCTGCGGTCCCCATGGGCGCGGATGCTCACGCACAGTTTCGAAGCGCTGGCAAAGAAAACTGCACTTTTGTGATTGAGGACGAAAAGAAAATGGCTGATGAGACCAAAGTTGTCGAAGCGGCGCCCGTTGCACCTTGGAGAATTGAGCGCGCTGGCGTGGACGCCGCGGCGGAGCGAAAGGCCGCGGTCGTGGCTGAGCGCGCGCGTGTCGCGGAGCTGACCAAGATCGCCAAGGCGATGGGCGACGGC